GCCAGAAGGAGGCCACCGCCCCGCTGCACGCTGCGTACAAGGCCGAACTGGACCGCTGGAAGCCCACTATCGAGGACGCCAAGCGCGTTGAGGGGTGCCTTGTGTCACTGGTCGATGTGTACAAGCGGAAGCTGGCCGCAGAGAAGAAAGAGGCCGAGCGTCTGGCATGGGAGGAAACCAACCGCCTGCGCCGTGAGGCTGAGGAGAAGGCCAGCGCCGCCGATGCTGGCAACCTTGAGGCGCAGCGCGAAGCCGAGGCCGCACGGCAGGCCGCGATGGAGGCTGACAAAGCCGCCCGCGCCGCCGCCAAGGATACGGTCAAGGGTATGCGCACCGTCACGCGGTACGAGATCGAAAGCCACAAGGCCGCGCTCACCGACATCTACAAGAATGATCAGGACGCCGTGGTCGCCTTTATTGAGGACTACGTGCGCCGGAACCACAAGGCCCGCGCCATCGACGGCGTGCGCGTCTGGACCGAAAAGGAGGCGTTCTAATGGCGGGATCAGTCAACAAGGTAATTCTCATTGGCAATCTAGGGCGAGACCCCGAGGTGCGCTCATTCCAGAACGGCAACAAGGTGTGCAGCCTGCGCATCGCCACATCCGAAAACTGGAAAGATAAAAACAGCGGAGAGCGCAAGGAGCGCACCGAATGGCACAGCGTTTCGATTTTCAATGACGGGCTTGTCCGCATTGCCGAGCAGTACCTCAAGAAGGGCAGCAAGGTCTATATCGAGGGCCAGCTTGAAACCCGCAAATGGCAGGACCAGTCTGGCGCGGACCGGTACAGCACGGAGGTGGTTTTGCGCGCATACGGCGGCACGCTGACGATGCTGGACGGTCGCGAAGGCGGCGGATCGGGCGGCAACCAAGGCGGCGGCTACGATCAGGGCGGCGGCTATGGCGGCGGATCATCCTCGGGCGGTGACAGCGGCGGCTACGGCGGCGGGCGTGACCTTGACGATTCTATCCCATTTTAGGTGATGAAATTCCCCAAAAAGGTTGCCTAAATGCTTGATTTATCTTACAATAAGGCGGCGAGCAGAGGGTGTCCTACCACCCCCTGCGCACCTAACCAACGTCGCCAATGGAGGGCGCTTATGGCTATCGAACAGATAACCCCTGCGGGGGATAAATCACAACATCTTGAAACTGAAATTTGGAAGCCCGTACCTAGTGAACCTGGGGCGCTTGCAAGCAGTTTGGGGCGCATTCTTCTAGCGCCAAGTTATGCGCCTCTCCCGAATGGGGGGTTTAGGCTTTACGCGCCTGAACCTCGCACCGGGAGCATCGCTAAGTCCTCAAAGAATGCCAAGCACGAATACCGGAATATCATGGTGAAGCGGTACGAGGCGCACCGCAGGCAAGCACCACGAAAAGTTCATCAGCTTGTCTGTGAAGCATTCCACGGCCCCAAGCCTTTCGATGCTGCTGTTGTGATCCACAAAGATGAAAACGCACTGAATAACAGGCCCGAAAATCTCAAATGGGGGACACAGAAAGAGAACCTGAACGCGCCCGGGTTCCTTTCCTACAAGGCGTTATTGACGGGTGACAAAAGCAGCCGTCGCCAAGGGGCGAAATGATGCCGACCAAGATAATACGCCAGCCGGATCACATTCAGGCGCTCGCCATCCTTCTAGGCGGGCGCAAGATGCCGATCACGGTGACATGGGCGCAGGGGGCAAGCCGGAGCCACGCACAGAACAGATTGGCCCAACGCTGGTTCTCGGATGTGGCAACGCAGCTGGGGGACCAGACGCACGAGGACGTGCGCGCGATGTGCAAGCTGCACTTTGGCGTGCCGATCCTGCGGGCCGAGAATGAAGCGTTTTGCACGTCCTATGACCGGACCATGAAGCACCTGCCGTATGAGGACAAGCTGGCCGCGATCAAGGCGTTCGACCTGCCAGTCACCCGCATCATGACCGTGAAGCAGATGAGCAATTTTATGGACGCAATGCAGCAGCACTGGACGGAGCAGCAGGTGCGCCTGACTGATCCCGAGGCGCTGCGCTATGAACAGGAGTTTAGATGATGCCCCGAGAGATACCCGAGTGGCGCGGCAAGACCGACGACACGCCAGCCCCTACCCGCGTCCGGTTGCGCGTTTTTGATGCCCACGGCGGCAAGTGCGCGCTGTGCTCGGTGAAGCTGGGACCGGCTACGCCATGGGATCTGGATCACACGGTGGCGCTGGTGAACGGCGGCGAGAATGCCGAGGGCAACCTCCGCCCGCTGTGCAAGCCCTGCCATGCGCCAAAGACCGCCGCAGACGTGGCGCAGAAAGCCAAGGACCGCCGGGTGCGCGCCAAGCACATCGGAGCCGCCCCGAAGAAACGCAAGATGCCATACCGCCGCTTTAACGGGGATCCGGTGTGGAACTGACAGCAGCAAAGGAGACCACAGAATGACCCGCAACATCATCAAAGACGCCATCGGGGCGCTATGCTTTGCCGCGTTCATCTACGGGGCGATGCTTCTGCCGCTGGTGATGCCATGAGCGGCTACGCATACAGAGAGCAGGAGCCAAAAGAGCGATGCCCGTACTGCAACGCGCTTTGCATGGCTGACTTTGTGGACATTGGCGTTGGATATCAACAGTGCGGTCCATTCCACTGTGAATCGTGCCGCGCGAGTGAGATCGGTCCTTATGATACCCCACGCCCTCTGACAGCAGGGGAAAAAGATAAGGGTTGGTATGCGCCGGAAACGCCAGCGGGTGATAGCGCGAACACAGACGCATCAGGTCGGCACATCCGGTTTTTCGAGGCTGATACTGCATACCGCGAATCTATGGGTGTTGCAGCACGTTACGACGCAAACGGGCGATTGAAGGTGATGCCATGAGCGCTTATGATGAATTGCTGCCATGTCCGTTCTGCGGCGGTGAGGCAAGGCTTCGTGGCGGACCAGAGGCGCAAGAAACATATTCTGTATGGTGCAATGGGGAAGGGCGACATCACATGGATTATGGATCCCATAAGGGGAGTGCTATTGCCGCGTGGAATAAGCGCGCTGATCTGGCCCCGCAATGGCAGGACATAGCGACCGCGCCGAAGGATAAGCTAATCGACATCTGGCTAAAAGACGGTGTTCGCTGGTGCGATTGCTACTATGACGGAATATGCAGTGAGTGGCGAACTTCCAGACCTTCTGGGCGTTTGTTGCGCATTTACGAAGCTCACGTTTCACACTGGATGCCCATACCCACCCCACCGGAGCCGACATGATCCGCGCGATATGGCGTATCCTACGCCGCCCGCAGCCACCCCGGCGCAAGATACACAACTGCCTCGCGCATCTGTCCGAAGCGCCGATAACCTACCGCAGCAACCGCGATGAGATAGCGGATCTGCTGAACGAACCACACCTAGAAAAGCTGGCCCGTATGCGCCGCGATATGAATGGAGAATGATATGAAAAGTAACGTGATCGACATAGACGGAGCCATTGAGGTGCGCACAGAAAAGGCTGTGCTGTTCCACACTGGCGACAAAGAGGACGCCGCATGGCTGGCCTTGTCGCAGATCGAAATAGAGGAAACAGGAATAGGCGGGATTGTCACCGTGACGCTGCCCGAATGGCTGGCGCTGGAAAAGGGGCTGATATGACACCGGAACAAATTGAGCTGCCAACCGTATCTAATGTTGACCAAGACTTGCAGCGCGAGCCTGATATTCGTGAGGGTTATGTGCTGGTCGGTGGGCCGGTTAAGTGGGTGCCGTACAAGCCGCAAGGCACAAAGCAAATGAAGCGTAAAGGCCGGTGGAAGGCCATGAACGAATACGGCGGCTGGGATAACTGCGAAACACCCGCGCAAATATGGTCCGGCTTTATTTCATACGAAGACATGGCCGCGCACATCATCGCCCAGCGTGAGCAGATCGAGGCGCAATCCCAAAACATCAGCCACATGATGCAGTCGATTAAATCGCTCCGCGCCCAGCTTGCCGAGGCACAGGCGCAGGCGCAGACGGCGCGGGGTGATGCTTTGCGGGAGGCGGCGGCGTCTACGGTCATGTCTGATTATAACTACAACGACGAACGGCTAGCATGGGATTATGCTAGGTTCAAAATCCTCGCCATGATCCAGCCCGCAACAGACCGCCGTGACGCGGCGAAGGAGGAATAAACGATGAGCATACTGGACCCAGACAGCGACATTTCAGTAATTTAGCGGCGGGATAAAAACGCCACCGCAGCCCTATCTGCTGTGATAACCGCATGTGCAAACGACACGCGAAATGCAGGTG